GGCCATTAAAGGTTTAACCAAAGGTTCAAGGAGAAGATAATGCCAAGTTACTACGACAGCACCAAGAAAAAGCCCGGAAAGGCCAAGTTGAAATACGCCAAGGGCGGCAAGGTGAAGAAGATGGCTCATGGTGGTATTGTTGAGCCGAAAACCGTGTCCGCTGGGTTTAAAAACGGCCATGACGAGACCTTTGCCCGAGGCAGTGGAGCGGCACGTCCGCAAATATTTCGCAAGAACGGATAAATGGCGATTGAACGCCCGTTAGGGCAAAACCCTTTCCTGCCGTCACAGCCAGAAGCCGATCTGGAAATCGAGATCGTCAACCCTGAATCGGTGTCGATGGAAACCCCTGATGGCGGTGTGGTCATTGACTTTGACCCCAACGCGATGGATCAGGGTGGTACCGAACATGACGCCAATTTGGCTGAATACATCGACGAATCGGAACTGAACGATATTTCTTCGGAGTTGGTTTCCGCCTATAAGTCAGACCGTGACAGCCGGGGCGACTGGGAAGAGACTTACGTCAACGGGCTGGATCTGCTCGGCCTTAAACACGCTGACCGCACCACTCCTTGGGATGGGGCTTGCGGGGTGTTTCACCCATTGCTGACCGAATCGGTGATTCGTTTTCAGGCGCAGGCGATTCAGGAACTGTTCCCGGCAGCAGGTCCGGTCAAGACCGCCGTGGTCGGGGCTTTGACCGTCGAAAAACAGCAACAGGCGAATCGGGTCAAGGATTACCTCAATTACCTGATCACTGAGCGCATGACCGAATACCGTTCCGAGACCGAGAAGATGCTGTTTTCGCTGCCGCTGGCCGGTTCGGCCTTTCGCAAGGTTTACGAAGATCCGAATCTGGGGCGTCCGTGCTCGATGTTTGTGCCTGCCGAGGATTTCGTGGTCAGTTACGGCGCGGCAGACCTGACCACCTGCGAACGCGCCACCCATGTGATGAAGCGCAGCAAGAACGAAGTGCGTAAATTGCAGGTGTCGGGGTTTTTTCTCGACGTGGACTTACCCGCCCCCAGTCCCGATACCGGTGAGATAGAACGCAAATACAATCAGTTGACCGGGGATTCAGCCAACTACGACATGGATTCGCGGCACACCATTTTAGAGATTCAGGTTGATCTGGATTTGCCGGGGTTTGAAGACACCGAGGGTGGCGAGCCGACCGGTATCGGTTTGCCCTACGTCGTAAGCATTGACAAGTCCTCACGCATTGTTTTGGCGATCCGGCGCAACTGGTACGAAGACGATCCGCTGAAAATAAAGCGTGAGCATTTCGTGCATTACCAGTATTTGCCGGGACTCGGCTTTTACGGCTTCGGTTTGATCCACATGATCGGTGGGTTGGCGAAATCCGCCACCTCGTTGCTGCGGCAACTGGTCGATGCGGGGACTTTATCCAACTTACCGGGCGGTCTGAAGGCACGGGGACTGCGAATCAAGGGCGATGACACCCCGATCATGCCCGGAGAGTTCCGTGACGTGGACGTTCCGGGCGGCGTGATCCGCGACAACATCAGTTTTCTGCCCTACAAGGAGCCATCCGCTGTTTTATACCAGTTGATGGGCGATATTGTGGAGGAAGGGCGTCGGTTTGCCTCGGCGGCGGACGTGAAAGTGGCGGACATGAACGCCGAAGCGCCGGTTGGCACCACGTTAGCAATTTTAGAGCGCACCATGAAGGTGATGAGCGCGGTGCAAGCCCGCTTACACGCCTCGATGCGTAAGGAATTGCGTATATTGTCGGGGATCGTGCGTGATTTCGGCCCAACCGAGTACCCGTATGAGTTGATAGGCGGTGAATTGACCCTTGAAGACTTCGATGATCGCGTGGATATCATCCCGGTCAGCGATCCGAACGCCGGAACGCTGGCACAACGCATCATGCAGTACCAAGCGGCACTGCAATTGGCGGCCCAAGCGCCTGATATGTACGATTTACCCCTGTTGCACCGGCAAATGCTGGAAGTTTTGGGGATTCGGGACACCGATGACATCATTCCCGACGAAGACGTGATCAGTCCGAGCGATCCGGTCACAGAGAACATGCATATCATCAACGGTGAGCCGATTAAAGCCTTTATTTATCAGGATCACGAGGCTCATATCCAATCTCACATAGCAATCGTGCAAGACCCCAAGATTATGGAGCTACTTAGCAAAAGTCCGACCGCTGAAGCCACTCAAGCGGCAATGGCGGCGCATATTTCCGAGCATGTGGCCTTCCAGTACCGCCGTGAGATCGAAAAAGAGCTTGGTGTGCCGTTACCACCGCCTGATGAGCCGTTGCCAGAGGATATCGAGTACCGTTTGTCGCAATTGGTGGCTCCTGCGGCTGAACAACTGCTTGGTAAGGATCAGCAAGAGGCTGAAATGCAGAAACAGCAGGAACAAGCCGAAGACCCCATCTTGCAAATGCAACGCCAAGAGCTTGAGATCAAGCAACAGCAGGCACAGGCCAAGGCGCAGGCCGAAATGGCAAAGATTAACCTCGACATGCAAAAAGCCGTCAGCAAGGATCAGTTGGAACGTGATCGGTTGGACTTACAAGAGCGTACTGATCGTGCTAAGTTGGGGGCCAAGATTGCCGCGGAGAACTCCAAGGAAGAATTGGAAAGCCGTAAGATTGCTTCCAAGTCTGAAATTGAGGGAGCTAAAATTGGTGTCGGTATTGCCAAGGACTTGATGGGTGAGTAGTGTAGTTGAACATTTTGATGCCGTTCCAGATAATACTCTGGTATATTTGCGGCAACAGTTTCGTCGGATAATGAATGAGACCAGCGATCACCTGAGTGCAGGTGCTTGCAAAGATTTTGCAGAATATGCTCGTTGTTGCGGGGTCGTTGAGGGATTGGCTCTCGCGGAACGGGAATTGCTTGATTTACAGGAGCGATTAGAGAAAGCATGATTCTCCGCATAGGCGGTGCAGGCGACTCTGGACGCCTTTTTCCAGTGCAAGGTCTTTTTGATGACTAGTTCATTAGCGACAGTAAAAACCGAGCCGGTGGATATTGATGAAGCCAGTGCTCGTAAAGCCACTCAGATGCCGAAGCCGAAAGGCTACAAGATACTGATTGCCTTACCCGAACCGGATGAGAAAACCGATGGCGGTATCATCAAAGCAAAGCAAACGATTCATACCGAAGAGGTGGGATCGATTGTGGGCTTTGTTATCGACATGGGGCCGGATGCTTACAAAAATCCCGAGCGTTTTCCGTCAGGGCCGTTTTGTGAGAAGGGTGACTGGATCGTGATGCGCGCTTATTCGGGCACACGGTTCATGGTTCATGGCAAGGAGTTTCGGCTGATTAACGATGATAGCGTGGAAGCTGTGGTTGAAGACCCGCGAGGTATCGTAAAGGTATGAGCGAAGCAGAAAATGTCGTTGAGAGCGGCACCCCAGAGGTACAATCCGCAGAAGATAAATTTTTCGGAGTACGTACCAAGATAGTTCAGCGATCTCAGGATCAGGATGAGGAGAAATCCGAGCTTGATATTGAAATTGTGGATGATAGGCCACCTGAAGATCGGCCACCTTACGGTGCCAAAGAGTCCGCCAAGGATGATGATGGCACCGATATTGACGAGAAGGAACTGGAAGGCTACAGCAAGAAGGTTCAAAAGCGCATCGATCAGTTGCGTTTTGCGCAGCACGAGGAGCGTCGGCAAAAGGAAGAAGCCGAGCGGATGCGTGAAGAGGCGGTTAAAGTCGCGCAACAACTGGCCGGTAAGAACCGGGAATACGAGGCTCTTATTCAGCGCGGTGAGGGTGCGTTAATCACGCAGGTTAAAGAACGCGCCCAGTTGGCATTGGATAACGCCAAGTCAAGTTATCGTAAGGCTTATGAAGAAGGCAATACCGATAACGTGGTTGATGCGCAGGGGAGCATGGTTCAGGCGCAAACTGAATTGAATGAAGTTGCGCAATACGAACGAAGTTTACCTGACCAGAGCCAGCTTGCGCAGCAACAAGCTGCTTATCAGCAGCAGCAGCAACAAGCTGCTTATCAGCAGCAGCAGCAAGCTGCCCAACAGGCTCCGCAGCTTGATGCAAAGCAAACCACTTGGGCTGAAGAAAATCCTTGGTTCGGCGATCCTAAAGAAAAATTGATGAGCGCAACGGCTTATGGTTTACATGAGCAGGCATTGCAGGATCATCACATGGACGCAAGCTCAGATGAGTATTATGATTACATTAACACGGGAATGCGGAAACAATTTCCCAATTACTCTTGGTCGGATGAAAGCGGAACTGGACAACCCGCGACCGCGACGGGCAAGAGAGCTTCGGCAACGTCGGTTGTTGCGCCGTCCGCAAGGAATAACGGTGCAAGGCCACGCAAAGTGCGGCTATCGTCCTCTCAGGTCTCCCTCGCCAAGAGACTGGGGTTAACAAATGACCAGTACGCCAGAGAATTTGCTAAGGAGATGGCTAATGGATGAGCGCACCGATAGGTCTCACGACACTCGTGAAGATTTTGTCCGAGAGGATGACTCTTGGGTTCCTTCTTCTGTGTTACCGACTCCCGACCCGCAGGACGGTTGGATATTCAGATGGATCAGGACTAGCGTTCTGGGTCAGGCTGATAACACCAACGTGTCCAAGAAATTCAGGGAAGGCTGGATACCCGTGAAAGCGGACGATCATCCTGAACTGAAAATCATGCCTGACATCAACTCCCAGTTTAATGGGAATCTTGAGGTCGGCGGGTTACTTCTGTGTAAAGCGCCAGCAGAGAAAATGCGGGCGCGCACAAAGCATTTTGAGGAAGTTGCACGAAGGCAAATGGAATCCGTGGACAGTAATTACATGCGAGAAAACGATCCGCGTATGCCGTTGTTGAGACCAGAAAAAAGTACGCGCACTACCTTTGGAAAAGGCTAACGCCTTTTAATATTAACAGTAGCAATTAGGAGAAATTCAAAATGGCTACAAGTGCAACTCCAAATGGTGCGGAACCTGTTGGTACTTGTTCGAGCAGCGGCTCCTTTACAGGAAAAGTTGTTCATATCAAGATTGCCAGTGCGTATGGCACCGCAATATTCTATGGAGATTTTGTGAAGCTGGTCACAGCCGGTACGATTGAGAAAGATACCGGGACCGCTGCGCTGACCTCTATAGGAATTTTCTTAGGTTGTAAATACACCGATTCGAGTACATCTCAGATGACGTTCAATCAGACTTGGCCTGCGTCAATGGCGGCTTCAGACGCAGCAGGTTATGTATTGATTGACCCCGACGTTCTGTTCAAAATGCAGAGCGATGAGGCTATTGCTCAGACTGGTTTGGGCGCTAATTTCTCCGTCATTCAGACGGCGGGATCAACGACCATTGGCAGGAGCAAGAACGCTGTCGATGGCTCGACGGTTGCAACCACCAACACCTTCCCGATTCGGCTCGTTGACTTTGTTGACGGTCCTAACAGTTCGGTGGGTGACACCTACACTGATGGCATTTACCGCTTCAATGCGGGGCATCAGTTAACCAATACCACAGGCATATAAGGAGAATTTAGCATGGCTATTTCAAGAGCACAGATGCTTAAAGAACTCCTGCCGGGGCTTAACGCCCTGTTCGGTCTGGAGTATGAAAAGTACGCTGACGAGCACACCGTTATTTATGATACGGAGTCCTCTGATCGTTCTTTCGAGGAAGAGGTGAAGTTGAGTGGGTTTGACGCTGCTCCGGTGAAGGACGAAGGGGCTGGGATCACTTACGATTCAGCGCAGGAAGCCTTCACGGCACGGTATAACCACGAAACGATTGCGATGGGATTTGCGATCACCGAGGAAGCTATGGAGGACAACCTCTATGACAGCCTCAGTGCCCGTTACACCAAGGCACTCGCTCGGGCTATGTCGTACACGAAGCAGGTTAAAGCCGTTAATCCGCTTAACAACGGTTTCACCAACAGTTATCAGACGGGGGATGGAGTTAACTTCTTCACCGCGTCGGGTGACGGTGTAACCGGTGGCGGCGGGCACCCGCTCGTCAGCGGAGGCACGAACGATAACCGTCCGGCAACGGCGGCTGATTTGAATGAAACCTCGTTGGAGGCAGGCATCGTCACGATTGCTGCTGTCACCGACGAGCGTGGACTTCTTATCGCAGCCCGTCCGAAACGGTTGTTGGTGCCACCGGCCTTGATGTTTACAGCTACGCGACTGCTTGAGTCAGATCAAAGAGTAGCGACGGCTGATAACGACATCAATGCGGTACGGAGTCTTGGGGCAGTACCTGAAGGGTATTCGGTCAATCATTATCTGACTGACTCGGATGCTTGGTTCATCGTTACCGATGTACCGAATGGTATGAAGCACTTTGAGCGTACCTCGCTGGAAACCTCGATGGACGGTGATTTCGATACGGGCAACGT